TAGAGTTTAATTGTTCTACAATAGAACTAATAGCTCTATTAATTTGTTTCTGGTTCGAAACATCATATTCTTGTTTTGGTTCTGGTAATCGTACTACAATTTTAGTCATTATCTTCTACCATCTAACTGTAGATCTAAACGCAAAGTTCCAAATCTCCAGTCCTCACTTACATTGTTATTTGCAATTGTAATATTAGCAAATCGTCCTCTAGTTCTTGTATCTACTTTTGTAGTAGAAGAAGTAATCGTAAAGGGACTTAAAGCAGTTGCAGTATCTGGTTCTGATGGATATCGTTTTACCGACATCGTCACACTTAAATTGCCTTGTAAATTTTTAAAATCAGGAATAAAACGTCTCATAGCTAAAAAAAATTCTCCATTAGTGCCTTGCGCATCTAAATCAAAATCGTATGATTTAATATAAGAAGTAATAGCAGTTGTTGTACCATTTGGATTGACTTGATCCGTTCCTACATGGTGTTCAAATAAAATAGTTTGACCTAAACCACTTTCTCCTACAATAACAGGGAAAGTTCCCGATGCAGAAGAATCATATTTAGTTGCAAATGGATTAGGATAAACAACAGCATCAATCCAAGCAGTTCTAGCTTCGGTTCCAATATACCAAATAGGTAATTGAGGAGAGCTTTCTCCATAATTATAAACCACGTATTGATCATTAAAATTAGAAGAAGTAGAAGTGTAATACCAAATTACTTCAGTATGTAGGTTATCAATACCAGCTGCAATTTGTTGTCCTTTAGTAACATCAATTTGATTATATACATAATCTTCTACAGAACAGGGCAATGTTTTAACCGTACCATCAAATGCAAAAAATCCATTAGAGCTCATCCAATAAGCAATACCGTCTACTTCAATAACAGCGTTCTTTCCTATTAATCCGCAGTTAGTTCCTACTTGTTCGAATCCAAAGGTAAAAGGAGCTCCAATATATTTCATGGTATATAAAGCATTGTCCGTCCAAACCAGAATATTTTCTTTTGCTTTTAGAGCACCAACAATTTTAGTACCATCCTGTAATCTAAACGTTCCAGCAGTATTAACAGCAGTAGGAGTATAATCATTAATATTTTCTTGGTCTGAGAAACGAATAAACATATCATCTTGAGTAGAGGTTGTTCCAATCGTTGTCTCTGTTCCAAAATGAATTAAGTGACGAGTGGTAGGAGAAACTAAAGTTAATCGTGAAGCAGTGGGGTTATTCGTTGTTTCAAATCCAGATGTAGTAGTAGAAGCGCGTACAGTTAAAGGAGTTACAGCCCCTGCATTCCAAGTAAATGTTTTACCATTTGCAATCGTTGCAATCAATACTTGTCCATAATTATCTAGCGACCAGAGGCCAGGTTCAAGAATAACATCTTGTGCCGAAGATGCTTCTCCCCATCCGCCTGCTCCCCAAGTATCCGTTCCCCAACCATAACCATAGGATTGTTCCGCTGGACCTACGTTCTCATAAGGTTTAACATCGATGCTTCCTCCTGTTGCAACCGTAGCAGTAGCAGCTGAACTTTGAGTAATCGTAAATACGGTGGTGGATGAAACACCTGTTACTTGAAATAGTTTATCTTCAAAATCTGCATCCGTAAAACCAGTTCCTGCTGGTAAAGTTACATTGTCTAATAAAACAATATCACCTACAATTAAACCATGAGCACTTCCTGTAGTAATAGTACAAACCGATGATGTATCTGTAGTTGCAATCGTTGCAGAAGTTAAAGTAGTTCGTAAAGGTGTAATATCATACACTTGACCTTCAAAATATAATAATAAAAATTTATCCGTTCCTAATCCAACATATCTATTTCCAGATATATCTACAAATGCATGTTCTTTTCTACAAACACCTACAATAGTATCGGTTATCAAAGAAGCCCAACCCGATACTTTTTCTGGGAGACCATAACGAAAACGAACATTATCACAATCTACCCATCGGTTATCTGCTCCGACTTCTGTATTTTGTTTATCTATGCCTGGTAAGAATTTAATTTGCTGTAGAGGCATGGAACCTCCTATATCTTATCTTTATATGCCCAGCCACGTGTTGCATTCACATACACTAAAGTAAAAGCTGCGCCATTGGTTGATACTACTAAATTAGAAGCAGCACCTAAAATAGGATTCCCGTTTCTATCTAATGTTAGATTGTTAGAATTAAAAGCATTTCCACTATCAATAAAATGAACTTCATCACCAATAGAAGGAGAAGCAGGTAAAATAATAGTAGCAGGAACTCCAAGTCCGCTTCCTGATGTATTAATTAATAATTGATCTCCCGCAACTGCAGTATAAGATGCAGTAGGAACAGTATAATATCCTTTTTGTCTAACACCTAAATTAACATTCGTTCCATCGGAATATACTAAATTAACTGAAGCAATCGGAATAAGTACTCCTGTTCCTGATACAGTTTTAATAGTTAAAGTATAATTAGAAGAAGATCTGGATGTTCCATCTTCTACAACAAAAACACGCTCTGCCGCATCGGGCATCGTGACTGTTCTATTTCCTGTTAAAGTCCCTGTAAATTTAAAATATAAATTTTTTCCGTTGGACACAGCTCCATTAGCTAAAGATAATGCTACATCAGAAGATGCTACATCAATAGCAATATAACCAGAAGCTGCTTGTTCTAGTTGTTGTAAATTGGTATTCGTAATTGTTCCCCATGTCCCAGATTTTTCTCCTGTGGTCATGAGCTCTAATTTTAAATCATTTGAGTATGTTGATGCCATTATTTTATTCCTATTCTTCTGGATCGATTGGGATCCAAATTTGACTTACTCCTGGTACAATTCCATTCCATGTTATCACAGAAACGGGGTTAGTTGCAAGGTTAAATCTGAAGCCAGATGGCCCTACCACTTGATCTTTAACAGAAACAGTACCTGTATTTACATTAATTCTAATACCCGTAGGTGTAGCAACGACATTTGGTATGCCTCCTACATCTGCAAAAGGAATCTGTGAAAATGATGTACTTCCAAATAACATAATGCTCCTATGGTGTTGGGATCCTCACCCAAACTTGATTTACTCCTGGAATAACACTATCCCATTTCTTAACATTAACGGTTGTCGTTCCAATATTCAACTGTGTACCTGTTGGAATAATAGATGCTTTTGCTACAATAGTCACCGTTCCTGAACTTAAATTATTTCTATTTCCTGTAACAATTGCGGTTGCGTTAGCTTTAGCAACGGCATTACCGATCGTTACATTAATTCTATTTCCTACAACAGATAAATTAGCATCTGCAGAAATAGTGACCGTTCCTGTACCAATATTTAATTGTGAACCATTAGGTAATACAACTGCTTTTCCAATAGTAGTAACATTACCAACAGTCGTATCAAAGCGGTTTCCTGTGACAGATAAATTAGCATCTGCACTAATCGTAACTTGACCTGTATTAATATTAAGTCTATTTCCTGTAGCTAAAACTAAAGCGTTTGCAACAATGGTTGGACTACCTGTAGTTAAGACAACTTGATTCCCTGTAACCGATACATTGGCATCGGCTAATACAGTAACATTACCAATGGTGGTATTGACCTGACTTCCTATTAATGGAACTACGCCACTAATAGAGAACGTAACCGTTCCTGTTCCTAGATTGAAAGCATTCCCTGTAATAGGAACACCTACACCTTCTTTAATGGTTACGGTTCCTGTTGCTAGATTATATCGATTTCCGTTTGGAAGAACTAAAGCGTCACCAATGATAGTGACATTACCAATAGAGGTATTGATCCTTGAACCAGTTACATCGACAAGGGCATTTGCAATTCCGATATCTGAGAAAGGGGCAGATGCAAATGTTGTTGTGCCGAAGAACATGGTAGATTACCTACCATTCTTTACTTTTAGATACAGTCGCTGGATTTTTTTGTTGTTCAATTTGACTGGATAGATTAGCTTGCATATCAGCTTCTGATTGGTCATTCGCTGTTACACAACTAATTGCATGGTCTTTCGTCATAGCATCAAAATCCATACCTTCTGAACCTGCACAAGAGCCATACATAGATGCAGAGTGTTCTCCATCTACTGCTGTATATCTCCAATGGATTGTCTTTACTTTATTCTCTGAATCTACTTCAAAATTTGGGAAAGACCATTCGTATGTTATTGCCATAGTTTTCTCCTTATTGTTAACACATTAATGAACATGGTACTAAATAAGAACCATCATCATAAGTTTCTATTACTGTTGTTGATAATACTTTTGCAAATGTACTTGCTCTAACTGCATCATCTGTTTGTACTTTAGCTGTACCATCACCATTGGATTGTAGTAAATCTCCTTTAGCAACTACTTGTCCAGCTTTAATTCTAACTACATAAGAACCAACTGATGCAACATAAAAATCATTATTAATTAAATCATCATTATCCCAAGCACTAAATACACCATAAACATTCTTAGCTTCAACTGTGTCAGATATTTTAGACATCATGTGTTTTACATCTTTTTGTTTTACGATTGTTGCTTGTACTTGCTCTATAATGTCATTTCCTTTTTCATCTTTTTTCTCAGTATTCCAAGCATAAGTAATAACATCACCTTCTTTATCATTAGCTTTTAATGCGTAAGGTTTCTTTTCTGTATGTGTTTTAACTACATCATTTCCATCTGAATCTTTTTCTGTTGTAGATACTTCAAATTCTGCGTTATACCAGTCAATCATCTGGTCTAAGGATTCTAAAACTGTTCCTCTTAATACATTTGGTTTTGATTCATCTATAAATCTTGACCAATGCGTTCCTGTAAATCCATTATAAGATACTGTTGAACCTGATACTGAGATGTTTCCTTCTTCTACAGTATCTTGAAAAAATCTAATTAAATTACCATCATTTGTAAGTCTATTACAACTAATACATTCATCAGCATTAACTACAAATGCACCTTTTCCGTTTGATGGGAAATCTGACCCAGCAGTTGAAAAAGAATTACTAGTTTTTCCAATCAATAGATTGCCACCACTAATAATACGCATAGCTTCTGAGCCAGCACCATGAAAAAATCTTAAAGCATCAGCATTACTACCAATAATTCTTGGAGAAGAACCACTTGTTGCACCCCAAGAAATTCCATAGCCACCTTGTAAAAAGTTTAAATCACTACTTTTATTTAAAGTTAATTGACCAACTGGACTACTCGTACCAATACCTACGTTACCAGAACTGTCTATACGCATACGTTCTGTACCTGTACCTGTGTACCAAGTATGAATATCACCAGCACCAGCACCAAATGAATATCTATTTGCTAATGAGCCGTTATGAGAACATCTAAAATCCATACCACCAGATTCATTTCCAGCAGCATTTTGATTAAATGTTGCACCAACATCTGCATAAGCAACTTCTGATGAAGAAGCATTTAAACTTGTTAAAGTAATGTATCTTTTAGTTCCACCAGTTATAGCACCAGAAGAAATATCTAATTCTGTTGCTGGAGTTGTAGTTTTAATCCCAACTCTCTCACTACTATCAATCGTAATCGCTGTGCTTGTAGCATTGTCATCGATACCTGTAGATTGAAAGCCTGTGACAATACCTGAGTTTGCAAGGGTTGCACCTGAAGGTATCGTAATCGTGTCGCCCGATGCACCAATGGTAATCGTGTTAGCCGCTTCGCTAATAATA